CGACGAGTTGGTCGACGAGGTCCGCAACTCGCTGGAGGAGGCCGTCGCGAAGGCGGCGAAGGAAATCGAGGCGAGCCTATGACCACGGCGAACATTTACGTGTGTCTGTCGGAGTCCGACCAGAAGAAGTTCGGCTGCTCCGACCGAATGCGCCTCGACCTGCGCGACACCACCGCACGGGAGCAGGCGACGCTACAGCGGGCGTTCGGCTACCACGAACTCCAGGACCTCTCCGACGCGCTGCGGGACATGTTCGACGTCGACGGCGATGGAAAGGTCACCAGAGTCCGCAAGGACACGGACCTGTACCTGGCCTTCACCTGGCTGGCGCTGCGCCACAACGGCCATCTGGACGCCCGCCACGGCGACGAAATGCTCGCCGAGCTCGCCGACATGGACTTTCAGATCGCCTGGGCACAACTCGACTTCGACGTTGACGCCGAGGGAAAAGACGAAAGCTCCACCCCGACCGAGATATCGACGTCCTGATCCGCCGCTACACCCCGGCGATCCTGCAGGTGTTCCCGTCGATCCGCTGGGATGAGATCCCGCACCTTCCGTACGGCCTGTTCGTGTCGCTGATGGACATCATCGATGAGCGGTCGGGGGGTGAGGAGTAATGCCCGCCGACGTCAATCTGAACATCGACATCTCCAAGAAGGGGTCGGGCGACAAGGAGGCCGCGGCCGGCCTGGAGTTGGTGGCGAAGGCCGCCGACAACGCCGGAGACGAACTAGCCCAACTTGACCGCAAACTGTTGGAGACCCGCGCGGCAATGGTGGCCGCCGGCCGGACGTTCGCTGAAACCGGCGACATTTCACCGCTCAAGTCGCTGATCAAGGACGAGCGGCAGCTTGTCAGCGTGCAGAAGGCGATCAGTCGTGGCGCCGACGCGATCGCGAAAGACCTGACCAACGCGGGTGATCAGGGCGGGAAAGGCTTCTTCGCCCGCTTCGGGGAGCAGGTCTCCGGCGGATTCGACTCGCTGTCCGGGACAGCACCGACCGGGCTGATCCAATGGGTGGCGGCCGCTGGCGTGGTGGCCGCGCCAGCCTTGCTGGCCGCGATCAACGGCGCGCTCCTCGCGGGCGTCGGCTCCATCGGCATCGGCGCCGGGATAGCCGCGCAGGCCCGCGACCCGCAGATCCAGGCCGCGTACAAGGCGCTCGGCCACGACATCATGGCCGACCTGACCGTGGCCACCAGCGACTTCAAGATGCCGCTGCTCCGCCTGGCGCAGGACTTCCGTGCCGACTGGCAGTCGGTGCTGCCAGGGCTGAAGTCGGACTGGGACGCGCTTGCCCCGTCGGTGGAACGTTTCGGTGAGGGCGTTGCCGGGCTCGCTACCCACACGATGCCCGGCTTCAACGCCGCGATTCAGGCATCCGTGCCGATCATCAACATGATCGGCGACGAGTTGCCGCACATCGGTGACGCGCTCAGCTCGTTCTTCCAGTCGATCGCCGCGGGTGGTGAGGGCGGCAAGAAGGCCCTCCAGGATCTGATCTTCGTCATCGAGGCGACGATCACCTGGACCGGCAAGATGATCGAGATCGGCGGCAAGGCGTTCGACTGGCTGGACAAGCTGCAGCTCCTCGGTCCGCTGGTCATACTCATGGATCACGCCAGCGAATCGACCGGCAGGGCGCAGAAGAGCCTCGCCGATTACAACGCCGAGGGCAACAGGGCCCACCAGGCGCTCGCCGGCATGGCCGGGGAGGTAGCCCTTACTACCGAGCAGTTCGGACAGCAGGTCGCCGCGATCGACAGGGTTCTCGGCGCGACCCTCGGTCTGGACCGGGCCAACCTCGGCACCGCCGAGTCGCTGTCGCGGATCACCGCCGCAGTGAAGGATAACGGCCACGAGCTGGACATAAACACGGCAAAAGGTCAGGCCAACCGCGAAGCAATCCTCGGTTCCGTGCAGGCCAACATCGCCCAGTACGACGCGATGATCCGGTCTGGTGCTGGCGCCGACGAGGCCGCCGCGGCCTATGACCAGAACACCGCGGCGCTGGACAAGCAGCTCCACAAGGCCGGCTTCACGCAGGGCGCGATCGACGGTCTGATCGGCAAATACCGGTCGGTGCCCGCCAACGTCGACACCGACATCGCCATGCACGGCCTCCAGGCCGCGATCCAGGGCCTCGACGACACCCTCCGGCGGCTCAACGGCCTACCGACACGCCGGGACATCTACGTAACGACGCACTTCTCCAGCGTCGGCACCCTATCGACGAGCCCGGACCGGGTCCTGGAGAACGCAGCGACCCACGCGAAGGGCGGCATCTTCGCCGCCGCCACCGGCGCGATGATCGCCAACTCGCCGACGGTGCTGTTCGGCGAGCGCCAGACCGGTGTCGAGGCGTTCATCCCGAAGCTAGGAATCCCCGACGCCCAGGGCCTCGCCTACGCCAACACCGCGGCGTCCTGGCATGGCGGGCATGTCGTGGCCGACCGGGCCGGCTGGGGTGGTGCTGGCGCGGGGACCACGTCGAACCGAACCGCCGTCTACAACACCACCGTCAATGTTCCACCGAACGCAGACCTCGCCGCGGTCGGCGCGGCGACTGTCGCCGCACTCAAGCAGTACGAGACGTACAACGGCACCGGCTGGCGGGACACCTGATGTCGGTCGCCTGGCGCGACGGGCTGACCCTCACCATCGAAGGTGCCCTGTCGGCGGCAACGGGGGACTACGGGGCGTGGGACTCGGCGGTCTGGGACACCGACACGTGGGGTCCCGACGAGTTGTTCGTGGACCTGTCCGCGTATCCGCTGCGTCGCCTGAGCACCGACCGGCACTTCGGCCGCGAGGTCCAGGCGTGGGAGGCCGGCGCCGCCACGCTGGTCCTCGACAACCGCTCCGGTGACCTGTCGCCCGACAACCTGTCGGGGCCGTTCGTCACCGCCGGTGTGACCGAGATCCGGCCGTGGCGGGCGATCCGGGTGAACGCCACCTTCGCCGGCGTCACCTACCCGGTGTACCGCGGGTACGCGCTGGACTGGCTGGAGTCCTGGCCGGGCGGCCCGAACCGGACGAACGCCGGCGACGCGATCGTCACCGTGCCGTGCACCGACGAGTTGGGCAAGCTCGCCGGCTTCGACGGCCTGGAGCAGCCCGCGGTCGGTGCGGGGGAACTGTTCGGCACCCGGATCCACCGGCTGCTCAACAACGCCGGCCACGTGGGGGAACGGGCGATCGAGGCCGGCACGATCACGATGCAGGCCACCACCCTCGCCGCGGACACCAGCACCGAGTTGAAGCTGACCGCAGACTCGGAGGGCGGCGCCGTCTACATCGACGCCGCCGGCACTGTGGTCGGCGAGCAGCAGTACGCGCTGGTCCAGAACAGCCGCTCCATCAACGTCCAGGCAACCTTCGGCGACGGCGGCGGGACGGAAATCCCGTACACGGATCCACAACTGTCGTCGGCCGGTGACCAGATCATCAACATCGCCTCCTACGCCCGGGTTGGGTCGACAACGCAGACCGTGGCGGACGCGACGAGCAGGGCGCTATACGGCGACAAGCGGGACACCCGCACCGATCTGATCTGCGAGTCCGACGCGCAGACCATGTCGCTGGCCTCGTGGAAGGTGGCCCGGTTCAAAGCGCCGGAACGCCGGATCAAGTCGCTGACAATCAAGCCGCGGCGTAACCCAGTGCTGCTGTTCCCGATCGTGCTCGGGTTGAAGGTCCGCGACCTCGTGCGGGTCAAACGCCGCCCGCCCGGCGGCCACACGATCACCCAGGACTGCTTCATCGCCGGCATCGCCCACACCATCACCCCGGACACGTGGGAAACGGTGTTCACGCTTTCGTCCGCGACCCCGTACACCCTGTTCTCCGGCTCGCTGTGGGACACCGCGGTGTGGGACACGTCCCTGTTCTTCTACTAGCCGGAGACGCCGTTGATCACGCTGGTCATCCATCCGATCGACACCGAGAAGCATCCAACGGTTCCGCCCGGCTGGCGGTGGGCGGTCATGGTCGGCGACGGCCCGTACGACGACATGAACCGCTGCGCCGAGGCCCGCTACAACCCGACCGAGGCCGAGGCCGACCTCGAAGGCGAGATGGTCGCGGTCGCCGTCGTGAAGGCGCTGCGCATAGCCGGCCTGCCCGCCGGCTGCCGGACCGAGCACCTCGACCACGACCCGATCCCCGCCGGTGGCGACCACATCTCGATCGGAGGTTGACGGTGCCCTATACCACCCTCGTTGCGGGCACGACGATCACCGCGAGCTGGGCAAACGCAAGCGTCCGCGACCAGGTCGTCACCCCGTTCGCCACGGCGGCGGCCCGCACCTCGGCGATCACATCACCGGTCGAGGGCATGGTCAGCTACCTGGCCGACGACGATCACATGTACACCTATGACGGCAGTAGCTGGAAACCCGTGTGGCGCTATGGCGCCTCGGTGTCCGCCGAGGGCACGCAGAACACCGTTGGCACAACCACCTCCACCTCCTACACCAGCACCCTGTCCGGGTCGTCCGCCGCGTCGGCCACGATCACCGCCCCGCCGTCGGGCATCGTGATCGTCTGCATCAGCGGCGTGATCTTCAACAGCTCCAGTGCGCAGAAGACGTACCTGTCCTGGGCTCAGTCCGGGGGCGCCATCACCGCTGCCGATGACACCTGGTCGACCTGGATCGCCGGCACCAACGGCGGCAGGTTCGGTACTCGCAAACGTGTCTCCGGGCTCACTCCCGGCACCAGCTACACCTACACCTGCAACTTCCGCGTCGACGGCGGCACCGGCACGTTCGATGACCAGGCCATCCTCGTGTACCCGCAGAACTGAGAGAGGGCTGACCGGTGAGCGAGCAGTTCGATACCGGCGCCGGGCAGTATCCGCGGATACTGCGCCTGCGCACCGACGACGGGCCCGTCGTGGAGCTGGAGATCGCGGTCACCCCGGATGCCGTTAAGGGTCGGCTGCGGATCTGGGACGTCCCCACCAGCCCGCCCCCTCTGACAGACCTGTCCACATGCGTGCTGCGCGAGGAAATCAGTGCCCGGGACAAGCTCGCCCAGTGGTGGGCCGGGGCTCGAACCGACCAACAGCTGTACGCGGCGATGCAGAACGTTTACGACAGCCGGGCCACGCGCTGGAACCGGGCTCAGACTGCCGGGACGGCCGCGGCGAACGCGGCGGCGGCCACCGTTCCCGAAGTTGATCTCGCCACGCTCACGGCAACGTACCGGCGAGCAACACTCATGGCCCTGCCGTGACCGGCGGCCGGCAGGTCCGCAGCGGGGAACTCGATCTCACCCCGGAGGACGGATGATCAGCGACCTTCCCTACCTGCACGCCCTCGGCGACGGCGGCCCCCGGCCGCGTACCCAGGTCGTGGTCATCCACGCCACCGACAACACCGCGTCGGACTCGGCGGAAGCCGCATACGCGACCCGCCGACCGGACCACACCTCGGCGCATTTCTACGTCGACGACGACTCGGCGATCCGGGCGTTGCCGCTGGACAACATCGCCTACGGCTGCCTGTTCCACGGCAACCAGATCTCGGTCCAGCTCGAACTGACCGGGCTGTCGAACCGGATCAGCGACGCGACGATGCGTCAGGCCGCCCCGATCGTCGCCGAACTCTGTACCCGCTACGGCCTGCCGATGGTGAAACGCAACGCCTCGCAGGTCTCGGCGGGGGCGAAGGGCATCTGCGGGCACCTGGACATCACCAACGCGTTCCCGTCCGACCGCGGCACCCACACCGACCCGGGCGCCAACTTCCCGTGGTCGACGTTCATCAGCTACGTGCAGGCGGCCGCGAACCCGGCCCCGGCGACATCCCAGGAGGACGACGACATGGTTGCGATTCAGGCCGGACAGGTCAATCCGGGGTTCGGGTTCGACGAGACGATGGCCCACCTGCTCGACGAGGACGGGAACGTCATCGACCCGGCCGACCCGGACCCGAAGGCCGTCACGACCCAGATCTCATCCGAGCCGACCCCGCCAACGAACGCCGGCGCCTACACCGGCTGGACCCGCAATGCGGTGCTGTCGTTCACCGCGGACTTCACCGGCACCGTGCCGCTGAAGCTGCGCGTCGCGATCGGTGACGGCGGAGCCAGCTACGGCATCGAGGTCGTCACGATCAGCGCCGCGAGCCCCCGGCCGTACCTGGTGCTGCCGCCCAACACGGCGAAGATCTCCATCGCCCGGGTCAAGACCTCGGCCACCGACGACCGGTCAGCCGTCTCGATCGGCTACTGCCTCGCCGCCGCGAAGTAGATGCCCGTGACCTCCGCGCTCATCCTCGCGCTCGTCATCGTCGCCCTGACCCTGGCCGGCGTCGAGCAGGCCATCGCCCGGGGCAGGAGCCTCGTCCGCTGGGCGATCATCGCTGTCGCGGTGGCGCTCCTGATCCCGGCGCTGCACCTGGCCTGACCCCGATGGCAGAGCAGGATGACGCCTACGACCGGGGCCATCTGGCCGGCGAGATCAACGCCCGGCTCGCCGGCCACGACCAACACTTCGCATCGATCAACGGGTCCCTCGCGGACATCGCCAACGAGATGCACGGTCTGAAGCTCGCCGTCCAGCGACTCGGTGACCAGGCGGCATCCGACGCCACCACCCGGATCTCCACCGCGGCCGCGTTGAAGGACGCGGAGGAAGCCCGGCGGGCCAAGACGGATCAGTCCTGGTCGCCGTGGGCGAAGCTGATCGCCGTCATCCTGGCCCTGGTCGCGGTCGTCAGTCTGTATGTGGCATGGAAGGGCAATTAGCACCACCCTGCGGCCCGGACCCCGCCGTGGGCACACCGGACAGGAAGTGGGTTCACCTGGTGACAGGTTCCCGCCCGGTGCTGGTCGTGGCCGGCCGCCACCGACCGCACGAGATCGCGTTCCTCCTCTTCTCCCTGATGGTCGGGGTCGCCTTCACCCTCGGCACCGCACCACCTCAGTCGGTGGCCGCGACGATGCCCGAGGTGACGGTCCGGGTCTGGGCGATCGGCCTGCTCGTTTCCGGCGTTGTCGGCCTGGCCGCGGTACTACCACCGCTGGACGTGCGCCTGTCCCTGCAACTGGAGGCCGGGGCGATGCTCATCGGCGCCGGCGCCCTCCTCGTCGTCACCGTCGCGGTGTTCAACTACGCCGGGCTGCGGGGCCTGTTCGGCGGCGGCTTCTGCGCGGCGTGGCTGGCCGCGAACCTGGTCCGGGCCGTCCAGATCCACCGCGACCTGCGGAACATCCATGGCTGACCCGTCCACCATCGCCGCGACGATCCTCGGCTCGTTCATGGCCGGCGGCGGCCTGGTCGCCATCGTCAACGCGTTCGCGAAACGCCGCACGGTCAAGGTCGACGCTGCGGCCCGGCTGTCCGACGAAACGTTGAAGTGGGTCAACGAGTTCCAGGACAACGCGAAAGAGGCCCGCACCGAGTCGCTCGCGGCTCGGGCGGAAGCGACCGAGGCGCATGCCCAGATGCGCGCCATCCGCGCCGAGGCCGAATGGCTCGCCGCCCAGCTTCAGCAGCTACGCCGGGCGATCCTCGACCCGAACGCCACCCTGGAACGGCTGCGGGCCATGGTCGGCCCCGACTACCCCGGCAACGGGATGACCTAGACGTGACGCGGTAGCTCGCCCTCGTGCACCGGGTCCAGGATCAGCTCCCCGCAGGTCCGACACGTCCACGTCCGGTGCCCGCCGTGCTCCCGGCACGCTATGTGCCCGCGCAGCATCGTGAACGGCTTTCCCCACAGGTGACCGTTCGAGCAGGACTCCGGTTCGGTCTCCACCCACTCGTACCAACCCTGCGGGTTCCACCGCTTGACCAGGGGATAGACCTTGTCCGCCATCACGGGGATCGTACAACCGTTCGAAGGAGCGCACCGAGTAATGAGCACAACGACCGGCCGCCACCCGGCCACAACGGGACTGCTGAAGTTCTTCGAGTACGCCCACCTCCCCGAGCACCTGCAGGCGATCTCGCGGCCGTGCGGGGAGTTGGCCAACGAGATGGCAGACCAGCTCGGCGACGGCCCGGAACTGACCGTCGGGCTGCGGAAGCTGCTCGAAGCCAAGGACTGCTTCGTGCGGGCCGCGCTCGGCTGACGGTGTACGTCTATCGGGCAGTCGTGGCGGGCGTCCATGACGGGGACACCATCACCGCTGACGTCGACCTCGGTTGGGACATCTGGCGACGCACCACCCACATCCGACTCGCGGGCATCTCCGCCCGAGAGCTGTCCCAGCCCGGCGGCGAGGAAGCCGCCGCGCATCTCGCCGGGGTGCTGCCGGCCGGCACGGAATTGGTCGTCCAGTCCGTCAAGACCGGCCACGACCCGGCCACCGCGACCTCGTTCGAGCGGTACGTGCTGGCCTGCACCTTGCCGGACGGCCGGGACCTCAGTCAGATGCTCATCGCTGAGGGATGGGCGGTCGCCTGGGATGGCCGGTCCAAGCCCACCCCGTATCCGTATTGGCCGATCTCGGCGGAAGGTGGCACGTGAGCTGGTACACGGTCGCCTGGCTGTTCTGGGTCGTCTTCTTCCTGGTAGTCGAGGGCAAGGCGCTGTTCAACAAGCGCGACGGGGACACGCTCTCCGAGCACGTCTGGCGCGTGTTTCACGTCCGGGACCCGCGGCCGACCTGGCTCGTCGTGGCCGGCCGCATGGTCCTCGGCCTGTTCCTGCTCTGGCTCCTTCTCCACCTGACCTTCGGTTGGCTGACGCCGACCCATCCCCTCCCATGGAGGTAGTGATGTTCTCCAAGTACCGCAAGTTCTGGATCACTGCTGCTGCTGTCGCTGCCGTGGTCGCGAAGACCCTCGCCGACGGGCACATCGACCCGGCCGAGTGGGGCGAGATCGCGATCGCTGTCGCTACCGCACTGGGCGTGGTCACCGTGCCGAACAAGCCGGAGTCGGGCAGCCCCAAGACGTTCTGATGCGCGCCATCGCTGGCGACAACCAGCGCTGGATAGGCATCCACCGGTGGCCCCGCCGTGGGCTGATGCCGGCACCCCGACACCGGCAGCCGTTCGATGTCCGCTCGGTGCTCGGCCCGGCCGCCGCGGTCCTCGTCACCGCCGCGGTTGGTGTGCCGTTGTTGCTCGGCTACGTCAACCCGCCCCACCGGGGAACGGTCGTCCAACTGCCGGGGATCTGCTCGGACTGCTTCCCCACGTCGACAGCACCATCCGAGCCACCGTCGACCGTTCCCGTACCCACTGAACGACCGGCCGCTCCGCCTCTGTCGTCGAGACCTAAGAGCGCAGCGACGAGCAGACCTCCGCGACGGCCGATCCCCGCACCTGCCGTCCCTCCACCGGTCGTGAAGACCACCCCGACCCCGACTCGGACGGTCTGCCCCATGAGGCCGCCTAAACCGTCCCGCACGAGATAGACAGATCATCTGTCAACGAAAGCGCCCCGCCGGTCTCAGGACCGGCGGGGCGCTCTTTGCTGTGTCCGGGACTACTACTCCTCGGTCGCCCACTCGTACGCAGGGCCGTCGTACAGCACTGCACCATCGGGCATCGTGATGCGGCAGTGTCCTGCCGGGACGGTCGGCTCGACCTTTACGCCGGGGTCGCTGGCCGAGGGTGGGTCGGCTGTCCACCGCATCGCTTCCTTCTCCAACGCCTCCATGCCGCACCTTCCTCCTCCGTCGATAACTGTTCTTATCAGGCCAGTTCACCGGGTGACTCGTGCGATAACACCGACCGAGGCCGAGTAGACCGTCACCGGAAACTGGCCCGATAAGAAGGTCGCCCCGCTCATACGGTGACAATCTTGCCGTCGCGTTCCGTCTCGATCGGGCATTTGCAGTCGCCAACGCAGTCGGCGCCGCACTTCCGACAGCAGGTGCAGTACGGCGAGCCACCGCAGGCGCAGCAGTGGTCAGGTACCCGATAGCCGGTGCCGCCGCAGTGCCAGCAGTCCTCCATGTCCTCGTCGTAGCAGCTGCATTCGACCTCTTCGAAGCAGCGCCCGGACGGGCACGCCTCGTAATCCACCTCGTCGTCGGTCATCGCTCGTACCTCTCTGTGACTGTCTCGAAAGGTCTACTTCTGTGCTCGGCCGGCCGGCGCCGGGTGGGCCAGCCATTCGGGCATCTCAAAACCCGCGTCAGGAACCTCCGTCTCATCAACCGCAGCGTCGATGACTTCTGCGACAGATTCGGTGAGGTACCGGTACAACGTCGCCCGGGACACCCCGATCGACTTCGCCGCCTGCGCCACGGTCCGCTTCGTCGCCAGGAGAGCCTTCGCTGCCGCCAGCTTGTCGTCGTCCATCGACCGCGGTCGCCCGCCGGTCTTGCCCTGCGCGATCGCCGCGGCCCGGCCGGCCGCCGCGCGCTCACGGATCATGTCGCGTTCGAACTCGGCCAGCGCCGCGAGGATGTGGAAGATCAGGCGACCGGTCGCCGTGGTCGTGTCGATGTTTTCCTTCAGTGACCGGAAGTCGACCCCATGGTCGCGTAGCCCGGTGACGACCTCGATAAGATGCAGCAGCGACCGCCCGAGTCGGTCGAGCTTCCAGACGACCAGGACATCGCCGGGCCGGATGTACTCAAGCGCTGCGGTGAGCTGCGGCCGCTCACGCAGCGACCCGGTGATCTTCTCGACGAACACCTTCCCGCAGCCCGCCTCGCGAAGCGCGTCCAACTGCAGCTGCGGGTTCTGGTCGGCTGCGGACACCCGGGCGTACCCGATCGTCTGACCCATGAACGTCTCCCTACTTGACTCGGACGCGGACGAGAACCTCGACGAGACGGCCACCGCTGAGCGCGTTCACCGCCACGAAGGCGACGGCCAGGACGACGACGGCGAGCAGGCCGAGCAGGAGCGTGCCGTGGGCACCGACCCAGGCCAGCCCGTGTAGCGCCATCACGCCGCAGGAGATGAGTACGGTGCCGACGATCGCGGCGAGGATGGTGACGATTCGCGGCGTCCACGCGCTCGGCGCCGGCCCGACCGGCGGCTGAGGAGCGACAGCGGACAGCACCTTCACGGTGACGAGGACCCCGCCGTCGGCGGTCGGCTGCGGATCGGTGGTGGTAACGAGCCGGCCCTCCTCGCGCAGCAGGCCGAGGGCGGTGTTCACGCGGGCGAGCGGGCCGGTGATCGAGGCCCGGGTGTCGGTCAGCCACATCACCTGCAGCTCGGGTTGGCGTACGACGTCGGTCATGACCGGACCGCCTTCCGCTCGCCGCGCAGCCCGGCGAGGACCTCGGGCAGCTCGTCGGCCTTGACGAGGACGTCGCGCGGCTTCGAGCCTTCGGACGGGCCGACGATGCGGCGCTGCTCCATGAGGTCCATCAACCGGCCGGCCTTCGCGAACCCGACCCGCAGTTTGCGTTGCAGCATCGAGGTCGAGCCGAACTGGCTGGACACCACCAGCTCGGTCGCTTCGCGCAGCAGGTCCGCGTCGTCGCCGGCGTCGTCGGCCGGTCCGGTCGGGCCGGACGGCTGCTCGGTGATGTCGGGGCGGAACTCGGGCTGGCGCTGGTCGCGGCAGAACTGGACGACGGAGCGGATCTCGTTCTCGCTGACCCAGGCGCCCTGTAGGCGGAACGGCCGGTTGGTGCCCATCGGCACGAACAGCGCGTCGCCGCGGCCGATCAGCTTCTCGGCGCCGGGTTGGTCCAGGATGACCCGCGAGTCGGCGAGCGAGCTGGTGGCGAATGCGAGCCGGGACGGCATGTTCGCCTTGATCAGTCCGGTGACCACGTCGACGGACGGCCGTTGGGTGGCGACCACGAGGTGAATGCCGGCGGCCCGGGCCAGTTGGGTGATCCGCACGATCGAGTCCTCGACGTCGCGGGGGGCGACCATCATCAGGTCGGCCAGCTCGTCGATGACGACGAGCAGGTACGGCAGCGGCCGGCCCGGCAGCTTCCCTGCCCGTACCCGGCGGTTGTACTCGTCGATGTGCCGGACGCCGGCCGCCGCCATCGCGTCGTACCGGTCGTCCATCTCCCGCACCACCCAGTCCAGCGCCTCGGCGGCCTTGCGCGGGTTCGTGATGATCGGCGTGATCAGGTGTGGCACACCGGCGTAGTCGGACAGCTCGACCCGCTTCGGGTCGACCAGCAGCAGCCGTACCTCGTCCGGGGTGGCCCGGCTCAGCACGGAGGTCAGCAGGCAGTTCAGGCAGACGGACTTGCCCGCGCCGGTCGCCCCGGCGATCAGGATGTGCGGCATCTTCGCCAGGTTCGCGACGATGAAGCTGCCGTCGACGTCCTTGCCCAGGCCGACGACGAGTGGGTGCGGGTCGACCACCGCGGCGGGGGAGCGGAGCACGTCGCCGAGGAGGACGTCTTCCCGGTCGACGTTCGGGATCTCGATACCGACTGCGGACTTCCCTGGGATCGGGGAGAGGATCCGCACGTCCGGGGTCTTCACCGCGTAGGCGATGTTCTTGGCGAGGGCGGTGACCCGCTCGACCTTCACGCCGGGCGCGACCTCGGCCTCGTAGCGGGTGACGGTCGGGCCGCGGGTCAGGCCGGTGATTTCGGCGTCCACCTTGAACTGAACGAACACGCCGGTGAGCGCGCCTATCGTCTCCTCGTTGGCTCGGGTCCGTGCGCGCGGCGCGTCGCCGACGGCCAGCATCGACAGCGGCGGCGGCTGGTACGCGCCGGCCGGCGCGACGAGGGGCTCCGGCTGCGGCGCCTGCACAACCGGTGCGGCGGGCATCGGCACAACCGGCGCGGCGGCTGGCGTTGGCGCGGTCGGCGGCGGGGGAGTGGCGGCCGGTTCGTCGTCGGTTGGTCGGTCGTCCAGTTCGACGGTCGCCTGTGGGATCACGTCCGCGTGGATGACCGGGCCGCGCATCGGGCCGGTCCGCATCCCGGACAGCAGGTACCAGGCCCGACTGACCGTGTACGACGAACGGAACCAGTCGCCGAGGTCGAGCAGCGCGCCGAGCAGCCAGGCCCGGAACGGCGCCGACCATACCCCGATCCCGATCAACAGCAGGACGGGCAGCCAGCTCCAGGCGCACGAGACGACGAGCGCAGCGAAGGCGAGCAGCAGTGCCCGGATCAGCCGGGGAGTCATGACTCGTCGTCCTCGCGCAGCACGCCTTCGCGCGCCTCGCGCGCCTCGCGGATGCGGCGCTTGATAGTCGACTCGGACTTGCGGAACAGGGCCATCGCCTGCCGCTTCAGCTCGTTGCGAGGCAGCCGCTCCAGGTTCGTCTCGACGAACACATCAAGATCGTTATCCGCTACCGTGGCGGCCCTCCCCCGGGGGGTCAAAATGGGGTCAGCAGGGTCAGTGACCTGCGGTTTGACCCCACCCGCGGGGGGTCCCTCAGAAGTGGGGGAGAGGGGCTCCTGATCCAACCCCTTCCAACGCTCGAACGCGCTCTTACCGGCCCAGAAGAGGAGGGCCGCCAACACGAACGCGACCAGCTTTCCCCAGCCCGGATTCTCGTTCATATGGGCCTCACCGGCAGCCAAAATGATCATGTCAGCTCACCCCGAAGATTTTGAAGGGAATCGATGCGCAGAGGTGGACGTCCGCGTCCGTGAACTGGGTGACCAGGTCGCCGACCCAACCGCCGGACAGGTCGCCGAGCATGCCGAGAAGGGCCGCGCACAGCCACAGCTTGTAGTTGATCCGGTGCATCGCCGACGTCGGGAACTTGATGGTCGCGAACCGGCCCAGCTTCTTGGAGAACTTGGTAGGCAGCAGTGCGCCCACCGTGTATATGGCGAGCACGCCGATCCCGGCGCCGATCACCGCGCTGGTCGTGGCGCCCGCGATGTACGCGGCGCCGGTCGAGTGCTTGAGCTGGTCGATTACGCCCGACAGGAGCCCGACCGTCCAGTTGTCCAGCGGCGAGCCGTTGAACCCCTCCCGGATCGCGGCCAGGCCCAAGAAGAACGCCAACCGGTCACGGATGGAGTTCGGGCCGACGGACAGGTAGTCGACGACCAGGGCCAGCATTAGCAGGACCGCCACCCCGGTCGGGGACATGGCGTGATTCATGATGGCTTCTTCCGTTTCCCCAGGTCTCGGGTCAGTAATCGGTCTCTTTGGCCGGCCAGTGGAACAGCAGGTCGTCGGTGTCCCGGTCATGAACGGCCAGGTAGTAGCGGTGCAGGTGCTGCGGCTTCGCGCCGGAAGCGCGGGCGAGAGTCCGGGCCAACTCATCGAGCCGGGCCTGTGCCTCCCGCAACGTCGCGCCCGCGGCCAGGTCCAGGACCTCGACGTACTCCCGATCGGAAAGGACCTCGCTACCGTCGTCGAAGACGCGGACCCGGTACTGGCGTGCTGACATGGGCATCTCCAGTGCTCGTAGCCGTACCATCAAGACGGAGACACCCCCTCTTCGCGGATGGAACTCTCTGGGCCCGGCCGGCGGTTACGACGCCGACCGGGCCGCCTCGTTTAGTCAGAGCCTCTTCACGCCCCGGCGGTCCACGCTGATGCTGCTGCCGTCCCCGCCGTCCTGGACAAGGACGACTTCGTCGCCGAATAGCCCTATGACGACTCCCCGGTCACAGAACTCCTCGGTCCAGTACGCGAACTTGACCTTGTCGCCGAGCTTCAGACGGCCCTTCTTCGCCATGTCGATCCCTTCCTCAGTCAGTGGTGCGAACGAGATGCGCGACGGCGCCGACCGCCGACCTGACCACACAGGCCACGCCAACAGCGACACCCGCCAGCGCGACGACCCTGGTACCGGTGCCGGGATGACCAGCAGTAGCGAACAACAGCCCAGTTCCGATCCAGCCGACCGAAAGCAGGAAGTAGATGACGTAGTCGCGGCGGTTCATGACAGCGGATCTCCGATCAGTCAGTGGTGCGGAGTAGATGGGCAAGAGCGGCACCCATGCCCAAGACGCCAACCGGAAGGCAGGCGACCAAAGTGGTGATCCACCACGGGGCAGCAGTGATCCCGGCGGCGGCCATGACATGGAAGGCCACCTGACCAAGCGCACCGAGAAGCAGTGAGCCGATCGCGGACTTCTTCGCGAACCGCCGCGCCCGGTCCAGGACACCCGGGGTCAGCCAAGCCCGCAACGCGTAGGCGGCGTACGCCTCGACCCCGATCGGCAACGTGATCGCCGTGTTCAACCTCGCCTCGTCCCAGATACCGGGCAGCGGATGGACCACCCCGAAGCCGGTCAGCCCACCCAGCCCGACCCAGCCCGACCAGATCGCCACCGACGCCGGAAGGGCCAAGGGAATCAGCGGCCAGACGGACAGCTTCCGGGCCGCCGGCCTCACCGGTTCTGCGACCGTCGTGACCTGCGAATCCGGGACCGTGGGGGCGGGCGCCGGCTCGGCCGGCTCGTCGGGCTCGGGACTGATCAGGTCGGCGTCAGTCGCAGCGGCCTCGTCGTATCGGCGGGCCTGCTCCTCCAACCGCTCCTGGATCTCCTTCGCCCGCTCGTAGCCGACCTTCAACTCCCGACGGATCTCGTTACAGGCCGGTACACGATCGAGCGTGATCGCCAAGTCGCGGGCGGCCGGCATCAACTCCTCGACCGAGACACCGTTGATCGTCGGGGCGCTCACTGGTCGCCTCCGGCGATCTCCCGAAGCTTCGCCGAGGTGTCCTCGTCCAGTGGCTCCGGCGGAGTACTCGGCGACTGCAGCGGCACCTGCGCCCGCAGAGTCAGATCCCGGCCCCGCCAGGTTCCGCTACGGAAGATGTTTCGCCGCCGGTCCTTGTCGTCAGGATCAGGGTCGTCGTCGTAGGAGCGCGGCTCACCCGCACCGAGCAGGTCGCCCCAAGCGTTCAGGTCCGCTTCAGCACTCGGCCCGAAAAACTTCAAGGACAACGCCCCGCCCGGATCCGAGGCCGTCAGCGACTCGACCATCGACACGAAGCCCGGCATCGACAGGTCCTGCAACGCGATGAACGCCAACACCTCCCGGCGGGTCGCGGCGCTCATTCGTCGTCCCCGTCGTCTGCCATCAGCGCGACCAGTGCCCGGGCCAGGTCCCGCGTCGCGAACACCACACCAGCCGGGACGCGACCGAAGTTCTTAGCCGTCTTCTCCAGCAGCACCGCCAAGGCTTCCGAAGCCTTGTAGCCCTCGTCGCCCAGAAACTCGGCGTCCTCAGCCATCTCGGCACGCACCATCGCTGCCGCTGCGGTCAGCTCCTCCGGCAAGGTCATCGCCTCGCGCTGAACCGTCTGCTCGGACATCAGGGGATATCTCCAATCAAGATCGCAACGAATAAGGGCAAGGAAGGTGGGGACGGAACCGTCAGGACTCCAGGCCGAACAGGCGCTTGTTGCGGCGGCGCACCTTTTTCGCGAACCGGCGCGCCTGGCGGGACGTCAGGGCGGCACGACCCGTCTGGTCTGTGTAGACCGCGTAGCGATAGCCGTCATGCATCGAGCGGTCAGCGCCCTGCTTGGTCATCTCGGTCTCCCTCCTTGCTGTTGTCTAGGTACCCAAGACTGTATTGGGTCCCTGGACAACGTGTCAAGGTACCCAATACACTCGGGTCCACGAGTTCTGTAAGGGCTCCCATTACGATCGCGAGGTGGAGAACCCCTTGGACGGCATCGAGCGGCTTGAGGAGATTGCGGACCCGGCGGAACGCGCCCGGGAGATCGGCCGACGACTGGGGGAGATCCCCGGCTTCCAGGAGCGCCTGAAAGTGATGCGCCAGAACGCAATCCTGGAAATGCGCGCCAAGGGCATGAGCTTCGCCGAGATCGGCGCCGAGCTGGGCATGTCCCGAGGACGCGCCCAACAGATCAGCGCAGGCAAGCCGGACGCAGAATGATCGCGCGCACAGCAAAGCGGCCCCGTCGGTCCTCAGGGACTGACGGGGCCGCGCTGCGTTGTGCCGAGGAGCTACCCGACCTTGACCCAGTCGCCGCAGTTCTTGCTGACGAACGTGTCGTCGCCGGCCCGGATCGTCACACGCTGCTTCACCGTCGACGCGGTGATGAAGTTGTTCGCCATGACCTGACCCTTGCGCCCACGCTCCCAGTAGCAGCCCTCGATAGCCGAGCTGGTCGTCTCGTACGTACCTGGCTTCACCTCGTCGGGTACGGCGTGCACCTCGCCGCCGCCAATCCCGCCCTGTGCGCGCTCCCATACCGGGAGGTACTGCGGACAGGTGGCCTTCAGGTCCTCGACGTTGATGTTCCCGCTCGTCTGGTTCTGGATGTAGGCGTCGAGGAGCGAGGTGTCGCCGTCCTGCGCCCATGCTGCGGAGTTGGAGCATGTCTCGCTGATCGACGGCGAAGGGCTCGGCTCTGGCGGTGTCGTCACCTGGGTCTGTGCCTGCCTGAATGGCGGGTCCGTAGTACGGCAGCCGCTCACGTCGCAGTACGCGCCCGGCCCGGTATTCGGCGATGGCTTGTCGGCGGATTCCCGGTAACTGGTCGCGATCGCGGCCAGGCCGACCATGAACAGGAGAAAGGCGACTGCTCCACCGAGGGCAATCAGGGCGATCTTCCCCTGCGACATGCTCTTCTTCGGAGGCGGCGCCGCAGGCTGGGGACTGAGGGGTTCCGGGGAGACCGGAGGCAGGGGTACGGTCACGGCCCCGAGTGTGACCCCTTGTGGCCAACAGATCACCGGATGATCGGATTGACTGTCCTAAGAGTTCGGTCACCGGGACATCAACCCCACCGGTTCTGGGCGGCAGCGGCCTGGGACAGCAGCGCGGCGGCGACCGTCACGGCATCCAGCGGGTTCCCGATTCCGGCCACGCAAGCCTCGGCGGTGAGATCGAACATGCCGACGTACACGCCAGGCCTGCCCGCGGCGGTCAGTGCGGCGGAGACCTCAAGGAAGGGCACGTCTCGGCCGGCGGCAAGCGGCACCGTGATCGGCTTCGTGAGCTGGTTGCCGTCGTGGCACCACATTGGTCGCCAGAGACCGGTCGCTTTCGCCATGAGCGCCCACCTTCATTGAGGGGGCGCGACGCCCGTGGTTTGCCGCGCAAGCTTGAGATTGAGCGGGTCTGCGAGCGTCGCACCCGTTCACTCAGGGTCACCCGTGTTCACCGGCCGGAACAGGTGTCACGATGGGGTCAACACCGTGTCCCCACCGTGTCCCCAGCCGCAGAGGAGGATCGATGCCTGACGACCGCCCGGCATGGGCCATCCGGATTCGCGCCGCCCGGTGCGCCCGTGGCTGGTCGCTGGCTGACGCCGCCCGTGAGCTGCGGCGGATTGCCGACAAGCCGATGGATCAGGCGAATCTGGTGCGCAACTGGAAGCGCTGGGAAACCGGCGAGGTGGAACCCGATCGGGTTCACAAGCCGCTCCTCGCGAAGGTGTTCGGCACGGTCACCGCGGCGCTGTTCCCTCGCCAGACCAGCCATGACGCGGAGCTTCTCTCGTCGACGGGCCTCGACACTCTGGAGGTCATCACGCGGCTGCGCTCCTCGGACGTGTCGCAAGCGACGATCGAGGCGCTGCAAATCACGGCCGAGCGGTTGGGGTGCGAATACTCTCGCGTACCCGCTGGTGACCTGTATGTCGAAGGGCGCGACTGGCTGCAGCGGTTAACGGAACTCCGCGACCGGAAGATGACGCTCGCGCAGCACCGCGAGATCCTGGCGCTCGCCGGTCAGATCGCGTTGCTGGTCGGCTGCGTTGAGTACGACCTCGGCCTGGAGCAGCCGGCTGAGACGACGCGCCGCGGGGCGCTGCTGCTCGGCCAGGAGGCGGGGGACTCGAACACGGTGGGCTGGGCGCACGAGATGCGGGCCTGGTTCGCACTGACCCACGGCCAGTACCGGGCAGCGATCGCGGCCGCCGACGCTGGTCTTGCCGCTGTCGGGCCGGCGCACAGCGTGGTCGTCCAGATGCAGGCGCACCGGGCGAAGGCGTGGGCGCGGATGGGGAACCGGGCCGAGGTCGACGCTGCGTTGGAGAGCGGCCGGACGGTGCTGGAGGCGCTGCCGTATCCCGACAACCCAGACAATCACTTCGTGGTCGATCCGTCGAAGTGGGACTTCTACACGATGGATGCCTACCGGCATGTCGGCGAGGACCGCCTGGCGGAGGAGTATGCCCGTGAGGTGCTGCGTACGTCGACGGACCGCAACGGTGTCGACCTCCGGCCGATGCGCGCGGCCGAGGCGCGGGTGACGCTTGGCGTCGTCGCCGCGCGTCAGAATGACCTTGAGGGTGCGCTGATGTACGGGCGGCGAGCACTGGGTGGAAACCGCCAATCGCTGCCGTCGTTGACTATGTGCGCGCGGGAGTTGGGTGCGGAGTTGGTGCATCGGTACCCGGACGAGCCGGAGGCGAATCTGTACCTCGATGAGCTTCGTGCGTTGACTGCGGCCTGATGTGCTGTTGCACCAACTGTTGCACCGAACACGTGTGAACGGGGGTGAATGGGAGTTCGGAAACGGCGTGTGAGCACCACGTATTCACTTCCGTTCCCTATATACCAGAGACCTTGTAATCGGAAGGTTGCGGGTTCAAGTCCCGCCGTCGGCTCCGCTCTGAGCTGCATGAATGTAGATCGACAGGCCGCTACTGGACTCGTCCTGTCGCACCGGGCTGTTGCACCAGCGCGTCGAGGGCGCCGCCGAAGAGGACCGTTGCCAGCCGGTCGACCGCCTCGCGCTTCAACTCTGCCGCCACGTCGGTATAGCCGCGTGTGGTCCGAATGTCAGCGTGGCCCAACACTTCCTGCACCACGGCGATGTCCGTACCCGTCGCGACGAGCAGCGTCGCCGCGGTGTGCCGGGCCGCGTGCAGCGCAGCGTCGGGCAGACCGGCGCGGACCAAGACCTGCTCCCAATCCTCATGGTCACGGCGCGGGTCAATCGTCGTACCGAGCACGGTGGTGAAGACGAGGTCCTTGTCGGTGGCCTTGCCCTTGCCGAGCGCCATCCGCTCCTCGCGCTGGCGGCGCCGGTGCTCGCGCAGCGCGCGGACCAGGACCGGGTCGAGCGGCAGGGGCCGTTCGCTGCCGTCGCTCTTCAGGTCCACGAACACCATCCCGCCGCCGGTGCGCTCCTTGCAGGCGCGCGCGTGCCCGGTACAGCCTGCCGGGCACGGGGCCGGGCAGGTCTTGTGCCGCGTGCAGCCGGGCCGGCAGGGCTTGACCCGGCAGTGTCGCCGCGCGCACACCGCCGGTTCTTTGCAGCCGTGCTGCCACGTGCGTCGCTGTGCCTGCTTCTTAGGACTCAGCATCGGTTTCTCGGCGTCGAGGTCGACGTCGCCCCAGCGCAGCCCGAGCACCTCGCCTTGACGTAGACCGAGGAGCAGGGCCAGAAGCCAGCGGGCGGACATCCGGTCGGTGGCGATGGCGCCGATGATCTTCTTGACCGCCTCCATGCTCAACGCCTTCGGCCTCCGCCTCGTCGTCGCAGGCGGGTCGACGAGGTCGCAGACGTTGCGGTTCGCGCGGCCCCGCCGTACCGCGACCTTCAACGCCCGACTCAGCACCCGGTGGCATTGCAGCACGTAGGCGGGTGCCATGCCGGCGGCGCGCAGCTCGGCGTAGCAGGTGTCAAGGTGCTCGGGCTGAAGCAGCTTGCGGGTTCCTCCGATGCGGTACTGCCCGATCCGCGGCTTCAGGTGCAGCCGGATGATCGGGTCGTACGCCTGGTAGGTCTTCCACTTCCGGTTTGGCTTCACCACCGTTTCGAGCCAGTGGTCCAGCCACTCGCCGACGGTCGGGGACTTCGCTACCACCTGCTGGCCACCGCGGACCCGGCTGCGTAGCTCGTCAACGGCATCGGCACACAGCTTCTCCGTGCGCCGGCGTACGTGCCGCCGGTCGGGCCGGCCGTCGCCGCGTACTCCGATGGTGACGTGGCAGTGCCACCACCCGTCAGCCCCCAGGTACGGCGAGGCGTGGCCGTTGGGCCGATGCCTGGCCATCAGGTGTGCCGGCGCCCGAAGGGAACGACGCTGCCATTTGGTTTTGCGTCGGCTGAAACCTCGTCGGCGAGGTTCTGCCAGTACAACTCGGCGAGCCGATTCTGCTTGGCGGAAATCTGCTCAAGCAATGCGCGGGTTTCGCTGGCTGCAACGACCAGCCGGGCCCGCAGTTCGAGGACTATTCCGCGGAGATCCTCGACGTCGTCGCGGATCATCTGGTGATCGTCAGCCATCGACTTGTGCAGCACGTACTGGAGGCCCCGCACCACGGTCGTCATGGTGGCGATCGACGTCCCAGCAAAGATCGCCATTTCGATGGTCGTAATTCCAGGGTCGGTGTCGGTGCCGATCAGAACGGCCGTGGTTACCCACAACGTAATGGTCGCCATGACCCCGAACGGAATCAGCCAGCGATTGATGCCCAGAGGCTTGCGTATGTGTTGATCGTCTTGTGTGGGACGTTTGCTAGGCAGGGTCCGGTCGTTGGGCATGCGCAAGCCTCCAGGAACAGGAGAAATTGATCCGCGCCACCCGCCCTGTCGCCAACGGATCAACTGGGTATCCGAACGCTAGCCTTAAGGCAACAGTCGATGACTCATTCGTTTGGGCGAATAACTCTGGGTCATCCGACGTCTCGTTTAGGTCGCGCCGACCGAGCCGCCAATCCACTGATCACCTCGCGGATCAGGAACTTTTCCTGCTCCGGTACGGCTGGGTCGGCCAAGCGGCGCGCCAACAGTTCGAGGTCGGGGTCGGTAGGTAGCGGCGTCGAGTCCACCGGACGCTCGTCCTTGTTCGGCCAAAGGATCGAGAACGCTGAAGAGGCAGGGATGTCGAGCGCTGCGCAGAACGCCGCGACCTGATCGCCGCCCGGACTGCGGGTCCAGTCGCCATCCCGCCACCGGTAGATCGTGCTCTGGCCAACGCCCGACACCTCGGCGATCTTCGGGATGCTCCACCGGCGGGTCGCCTTGGCGTGGGTGAGCGCACGCCTGACGAAGTTGGCGTAGGCCGCACGCCGCGCGTCCGGGACTGCTGACACATCGTCAAGGTAAGTCCCGTCGACGGGGACGAGGTCCCGCAAGAGGGGTGAACCCCGCACACGGGGAGATGTCCACGGTGGCGGTAGATCCTCCGTGAACACGGATGAATGCGGCTGCATAGTCACCACGGTATGCCACGAGACGGCCTACAAGAACTGACCGAAAGTATGACTCTCCCCATAGACGGGAAGAGCGTACGGTCTTCCCATGCATGGGGAAACAGACACGAACATTCCCGTCGTCGGGGAAGACGTAGCACTCCTCGTCCCCCTGAGCGACACCGTCAAACTGCTCGGGGGCATCACGCTCCGGGAGCTGTACAAGCGGCTCGACGCCGGTGACATGGAGCGCGTCAAACTCGGCCGCCGGTCGTTCGTTCCCCGAGCCTCCATCGAGGCGTACGTCGAGCGCCTCCGCCGTGAAGCCGCGGACCGGCGGGGTGCGGCATGAGTTGGCAGCGTTCCTCTCGGTGTGCCAAGAGTGACTGCGTCGAGGTCATCCGCCAGGGCGTCACGGTTTGGGTCCGGGATTCCAAGGACCTGTCGATCAAGCCTCAGGCGTGGGACCTGTACGAGTGGTCCGGCCTGATTGACGCCGTGACCCACGACCGGTTGCATCCGGCGGTTGTTCACCTCGACGGCGGCGGGGTCCTGTTCGGTTACCAGGTCCGCGAGTCGTTCGAGTTCGACGATGCCGAGTGGGACGCGTTCGTCGAGGGCGTCCGAGCCGGCGAGTTCGATTTCGATCAGCTTTCTAGTCCTGCATCTCGGGGGTCGAGTGCGGGACGCCTGGTTGGGTCCACCGCTGACACTGGGCCGGCTAGCCCGGTGGGACCTGGCCGAATCGCAGCGACAGGGGCGGGGGAGCGTTCCTCCCGTCCGCCCTCCGCTCCTGTCGCTGCTTCTGAGACTGTCCCCGCGGGGCAGGGGCCGCTCAACGCTGAGCGGTCCGACGTGACGACAGGGGCCGGGGAACTCAGCGCCGCCCCCGCCCTGGTCCCTGTCGTTGCTGGAATGAACGTTGCCGCCTATGACCTCCCGGCTGGCCAGCCGTCCGCGTCGGCGGAGTGCGGATGTGCCAACACCGTTGCTGGCCAGCCGGGATTCCTGAACGTCCCGGCTGGTCGGGGACATCTTGTTGACCTGATCCCCGAGGGTCATCTCGATGCGACCGCTACACCCGGCCAGCCGGGACCTGACGTCGACGACCGTGCTCGTGATGCTGCGAGGGCCGCTCTCGTTGCGGTGCATGAGCGGGAGTTCGGCGAGACGGTGGTCAACGATTCGTTCCGGGACTACCTGTACGAGGGCGCCGATGCGGCTGTCGCTGCTGCGGTGGCTGTGTGGGACGCCGAGTTGGACATGGAGCCGTACCCGGTCCCGCCTGAGGTGGTGGAGGGCTGGAAGGAAGCGGTTGCCGAGCGTGTCGATCCGGCGTGGGGTACCGGTCCGCTGGTCCAGCACGGCCCGGTGGGTGCTGCGTCATGAGCAACTACCGCAGTTCCTACGGTCGGCCGGCGTGGGCGACAGGCGATGACCTCACTCCTCGCCAGCAGCGACGGGCCGCCCGGAAGTCGGAGCGTGACTTCCTTGCCGGCCACGAGCCTCGTAATCCGGCTCGCGGTAAGGGCCTGTCTGGTCATCCGGGTAGGCGTCGTGTCCAGCTCGCGGAGCGTGCGCCGTGAACGTCCTGTCGCTGTTCTCTGGAATCGGTGGCCTGGAGTTGGGCCTGGAGCGGGCCGGCATGACGACGGTCGGCCAGGTGGAGATCGATCCGTTCTGCCGTCGAGTTCTCGCGAAGCACTGGCCGGAGGTGCCCCGTCACGATGACGTCCGAACCTGCGTCGACTGGTGGCGAGGACAGCCAAGGCCACCTGTTCACGTTGTCGCCGGCGGGTTCCCTTGTGAACCGTTCTCGACCGCTGGCCTCCTTATGGGCACGGAAGACGCTCGGTGGGGCTGGCCGTGGATGTTCAACGTCGTTCGCGAGCTACGACCCGGGTACGTCGTCGTGGAGAACGTCGCAGCTCTCCTTGCTGATCGAGACGCCTTCGGATGCTTGCTCGGTGACCTGGCCGGCATCGGGTTCGATGCGGAGTGGTCGGTGCTATCCGCGTGCTCCGTGGGTGCACCACACGTGCGTGAACGGCTGCTCTTGGTGGCCTACCCCGACGGCGTCCATGGGCAAGCGGGGCTGGGGTCTGGGCCGGTACGAGCAGGGTCGGTACCGGGCCTCGGTGATCGAGCGGGTGCATGGCGTGATCACGTTGTTGGGGCACTGGCGGCCTCCCGTTCTGATGATCGAGAGGCTGATGGGTCTGCCCGACAAATGGTTGCAGCCGGCGGCCGAGCCGTCGTCCCCGCCGTCGCCGAACACATCGGACGCCTGATCGTCACTGCCGATCGTGAGCTGGTGGCGTCATGGCGTTGAAGCGCTCTTGGATGCCGCGCCCGAAGTCGCCGATGCGTCCGATGTCGGCGAAGCGGCTGGCGAACGTCCTGGCCAACGGTGGCGGCTATCCGTCGTCGACGTTCTTGAAGCTTCCCCGTACGTCTCGTCCCTTCGAGGTGTCCGGTGTGGAGGGGTCCGCGGGTGGGGTGGGGGTAGGGGTACCGGTCAAGTCCCTCCGCCCGCGGGCCGGGGGCGCCGCCTCTGAGGGCTGGCTGGCCCACTCGCGTCCGACTGGTCACCGGGTCGAGCCGGATCTGGCGGCGATCGTCCGTAAGCGCTCCGGCGGTCGCTGCGAGATCGGCATGGAGGGCTGCTGGGGCGAGGCGTTGGAAAAGTCGCATCGGATAGCACGCGGCGCTGGTGGTCGGCATGGCGTGGCGAAGCGGCTCTCTGACCGTCCCTCGAACCTCCTGGATTCGTGCGTGTACTGCCATCTGGCGATTACCCGGTACGCCTCGAAGGTGAAGGCGAAGGACAACGGCTGGGTGCTTAAGGACCGGCAGGACCCGAGCCGGGAGCCGGTCCTGTACCGGGGTGTCCCGTCCTATCTGGATGACGTTGGCGGCGTCTGGTCGCTTGAGGAAGTGGGTGCGTGATGGCCTTCCTCTGCCTCTACCAGGGAGTCCCTGGCGATTGCAGCGAATGCGGCGGCTACGACCCGACTGGTACCGGCTTCTGCTCGCACGACTGCGGCGCCGCTCGCGCTGAGCGGGTCGCTGAGCACGAAGCAGCGCAACAGCGGCGGCGCGACGACGAGGCGGCCTTCGCTCGCGAGGTGGATCGGCTGCATGCGGCTGGTCACAGCTACGACGAGATCGACCTACTGCTCGCGGAAATGCCCTGAGACAGAGCGAGCCCTGACGGTCGCATCGTCAGGGACTCGCAAGGCCCACGACCTGATGAAGGAGATCAAGGTCATGGCGACGACAACGGTATCAAAGCCCCCCGACAAGATCGCATCGACGACGGTGTTCGTGCTGGAAGAGGTCTGTTCCCGGCACGGGATGACGTTGATGGATCACGAGTTCGCTACCCGCGAGGCTGCGGTCGATGAGGCGGCCCACCGGATCCTGCTGAACCCGGCGGCTTTCCGCAACGGCGGCCCGATCCTGCTGGTCATCAACGAGGTGACCCGGTGAGCATCGATGCACGCTTCGAGCCTGGCTGGTCTGGCCGCGACGCCTTCATGGAACTGCGCCTGACCGGCGGCCAGGACATCTTCCGCTTCGCGATCAACATGCTCGACGACCAGGTCGAGTTCTGTGAGGCCGGTCGGTCGATGCTGGTCCAGCTTCGGGAGGACTTGACGCCGGCCCGGTTTGATCCGATGGCCCGTTCCATGCTCGGTGCAGAGCGGCACGAGAAGCTGCGCAGCTACTTCGAGCGCGATCAGTTCTGCGCCGCGTGCGAGGTGCACTTCGTCAGCGGTGACAAGTACGCGCGGATCGAGGCGGCGAAGGCGCTGTGCAGTGCGTGCGCCCCGGCTCATCTCTTCCTCTTCGAGGTGACCCGGTGAGCGGCGGCGCGTACTTCATCGGTGAGGAGCCTCCTGAGCTGTTGAGGCGTCAGCGGGACTCGATGCATGACATGTCGATGCGTCTTCAGGGCGTGGTCGCCACGGTGAGGCGGTTGCACGGTCCGGACCCGTATGGGAACTGCTCCGAGTGCAGCAATTTCGACCGCGCGGTTCCGCATCCGTGCCTGACGCGGCGCGTGGTGGACGGGGAGTCGACGTCATGAGGATTGTCGGGGCGGTCTTCGCCTATCTGGTGCTGGGCGCGGTGTCGTTGGGCTGCGTGATCCCGCTGCTGCTGGTGGCCGCTGTCGGTGTCCGGGCGGCGGTGAAGCGGCTCGGGTCGCGCGGCGAGGTGGCCGAGGTCCCTGAAGAGCGCGCCGAAGAGATGGCCGTGCTTCTCGGTGATGAGGTCACGGTCCCGCTGGTGGATGGCTCCCATGACCACCTTCCCGAGGACAAGGCGACTGAGGCGTCGTTCTGGAATCTGGCCAACGCGTCCGGGATCGAGGTGGAGCGATGAAGGTCTGGGTGCTGGTGTTGAAGCTCGTCTGGCACGTGTTGCAGGGCCGGGGCGGGGACAACGTCTATGTCCGCCTCGACGGTCTCTCGGACGCTGCTGCGTACGAGCAGGACCGGAAGAACTTCGTGCTGGACAGCTTCTCGTGGTCTGAGGCTCAGGACGCCTTCGTGATGCTCCAGGCGTCGGTCGAGCCGGTTGACCTCGCCGAGTTGGAGCGGTTGTACGTGAGCGAGGTGACCTTATGAGCGACGTCGTGGTGGCTGACCGCTGGGTGGGTGGGGTCTGTCCTCTTGGTGCGATCTCAGGTCGGGACAGCGAGACGTGTACTGATGTCCGCTGCGTAGAGCCCGGTGAGGTCCCGGTCCGTCGTCCTGTTGACCGTTTGCCCGATGCGGAGCCGCTGACGGATTACCTGCTTCATCCCCCGTGGGAGGGCCCTAATGGTCGGTGATTTGTGGGCGGCGATGGCTTGGACGGTGTCGGCCGGTTTCGATCGTGACGACCAGGGGCCGGGGGAGGTTCGGGGTCGGGAGTTGTTGCCGATGCCGGCGAGGCACCGTGGTCGTGCTCTGGTGCCGTACAGGCAGGGTCCTGTTGCTGCTGGTGAGGTTCGTGAGGGTCGGGGTCGGGTGGCTCCGTACGTCCTGCGAGGTGTCCGGTGAGCGCCCGTCAACGTTCGGGTCGTACGTCCGGCTGGCGCCGGGGTCGGGGCCTGGATGAGGTGGCCGTCTATCGGGCGGTGAACGCGGAGCCGATGCCGTTGACGACGGCGGAGCGTACCGAGGCGGTGCGTCTGTTGACCGCTGCGCGGTTGTCGAGCAACGAGGTGGCGTACCGGCTGGGTTTGGCCTGCCGAACCGTTCAGCGTCATCGTGCGGCGATCAGGAGGGGACCCGTGCCGCAGGTGTCCGCCCGGCAGCTTCAGGCGCTTCGGCTTGTCGCTGAGGGTTTCGACAGCAAGGAGATCGGCGGCCGGTTGGGCTGCTCCGACAAGGCGGTCGACGGGCTGTTGAAGCGGTTGACCCGCAAGTTCGGGGCCCGTAACCGAGCCAATCTCGTCTGGATCGCGGTACAGGCCGGCCTGCTCCGGGAGGCACCCGATGTCCGCTGATCTATTCCCGACGCAGACCCGACGGGCGCTGCTGGCGGGTGTCCAGCGCGGTGAGGTGTTCGGCTACCCGTCGTACTCGGACCGGCATGGCGACGAGTTCTACCAGGACGGTGACGGCGGTGGCCGCAAGGTCACGGACCGCGTCGAGGAGATGTTGCGTGAGGTTCCGCCGTGGGTGGAGAAGGGCAGGCCGCACGGACAGGGACCGCTATCCGTCTATTCGGTGCGGTTGACCGAGGCGGGCCGGAAGGTACTGGAGGCCAACCATGGGTGAGAACAGCAAGATCGAGTGGACTGACGCCACCTGGAATCCGGTCACCGGCTGTACGAAGGTGAGTCCTGGCTGCGACAACTGCTACGCGGAGCGGATCGTCGAGCGATTCAAGGGCAAGGGCGCTTTCGCGCAGGTGACGTTGAACGAGGAGCGCCTGGCCGCGCCGTTGAAGTGGCGGAAGCCGCGCCGGGTGTTCGTCAACTCGATGTCGGACCTGTTCCACGACGACGTACCAGACGACTACATCGCCCGAGTGTTCGCGGTCATGGCGGCCACGCCGCAGCACACGTACCAGATCCTGACCAAGCGGCACGCTCGGATGCGTTCCCTCCTCAACAGCCCAGCGTTCAACATCGCGCTCGATTTGCGACTCTCGGAGTCGATCGGACGGAAGGCTGCCGAACGGGTGGAGTGGCCTCTGCCGAACGTATGGCTGGGCGTCTCCGTCGAGGACCAGAAATGGGCCGACATCCGCATCCCCGCGCTACTCGAAACGCCGGCCGCCGTCCGGTTCCTGTCCTGCGAGCCGCTGCTCGGCCCGGTGACGCTGTGGGACTCCCTGGCCTGCGACCACCCCCGGCACCCCTGTACGGAGGTCGGCTGTTGGCGGGCCATCGACTGGGTAATCGTCGGCGGCGAGTCCGGTCCGGGCGCCAGGCCGATGCACCCCGACTGGGCACGCTCGCTCCGCGACCAGTGTGCCGCGGCCGGCACGGCGTTCTTCTTCAAGCAGTGGGGAACGTGGGCTCCTGCGGATGTCCATGGGTGGTACTCGCGTTCAACGTGGGTCGATGACGAGGCTGGGCGGAACAGCGTCTTCATGTATGCCGCGAAGTCGAAGTCCCTGCGTGACATGGACGGCCGGACCTGGGATGAGTACCCGGTGGTGTCCAGGTGAAGGCGACGGTGACCTACCTCGTCGACGGCGTGGTCCTGATCAGGCGTCTGAAGGCGCATCGGGTGACGTGCACGGTGTCCGGGGACGGAACAGGTGCGGTGTACCTGTACGACTCTCGTGGCCGGTCGGTTGGTGTCGAGGTGTTCCGTCGGTTGGAGCACTTCGCTCGGGGAGTTGAGCGTCGTGGTTGAGCCCTATTTCGCTGACGAAATGGTGACGCTGTACCTCGGCGATATGCGGGAGGTTTTGCCCGCGCTGGGCCTCGTGGCCGATGCCGTGGTGGCTGATCCGCCGTATGGCGAGACGGCCGCCGCGTGGGACCGGTGGCCCGACGGCTGGGTCAAGGCCCTCGATAGCGCCGTCCCCGCTTCAGCGACGCTGTGGTCCTTCGGTTCGGCCCGCATGTTCCTCGACCACGCTGTGGACTTCGTCGGCTGGCGGCACGCCCAAGAGGCGTTGTGGCTGAAGCGAAACGGTTCGGGACCGGGCTCGCGTGACCGCCTACTGAAGGTCCACGAGTGGGCCTACCACTGGTACCGGGGCCGGTGGACCGACCTGCATCACGAATGGAATCGGGAACCAGCGGGGGCCGCACAGGCAATGCGTGGCGGTGACACGGTACGCAAGGCGGGCCGCGCCGCTGCACATCAGCGGCCAGGTCGGGAAACCGTTTGGACCGACGACGGCACTCGTCAGCCGCGCTCAGTCCGAGTCGTCGAGGCCCCGTCGGTGCGCGGCCAAAAGCGCCACCAGGACGAAAAGCCGGTAAAGATCGTCACCGAGCTAGTCCGTGAATGCACGCCACCCGGCGGGGTGGTGCTCGACCCGTTCGCGGGCTCCGGCGCGACCGCTGTCGCCGCGCGCATGTCGGGTCGCCGCTCGGTGCTGATTGAGGCGGATGAGCGCTACTGCGAGGCGATCGTCAACCGGCTGCAGCAGGACGTCCTGCCGTTGGGGACGTCGTGAACGCGGCAAAGAAGACCGCGGAGCCGTCGTTGGCTGCTCACGCGTTCGAGGTGGACGTCGACGTCCCGCCCGATTTCAAGGGGACCGAGTTCTGTCGCTGCGGTAAGGCGGGGCGAGCTGGCGACGAGCAGCACCCCGAAGACGCTCTTCCGTTGTCGCTGATCGGTCTTCCTTCAGTGCCTGACGGGGACCGGTCGGCTCAGATCATCGGCGAAGGGGGTCAGGGGTGATGGTGGTGGGTCTGGCTGCTGGCGCGGGGGTGTTCGCCTTGTCGTTGTTCGTCTTGTGGCGGGTCGATCATCCCCGGCGCCGCCGTCCTGTTCGCCGTTCCCCGGCTACGGGCGAGGTCATAGGTGGTGTGCGCCGTCTTGAGGGAGAGACGCGGCCGCTGTCAGGGAAGCACCGTCCGGCCCGGGCTGTGGTCGAGGACGTTTCGGGTCCGGATCAGGGATCTTCAAATCATCAACGAAAGGGACTGGCGTGACCGTCTATTACCTCGCTGCCCGGTATACGCGGCGGCTTGAGTTGTGCGACTACCGAGGCGACCTGGAAGCCCGAGGACACAGCGTCCCGGCGAGGTGGCTGAACGGCTCACACCAACTCGACAACCACGGCCGGCCGCTCGGCGAGGCGGGGGAGCTGTTGTTCGAGATCGGCTCGCCCGAAGCCGACCACCATCGTCAGAAGTTCGCTCAGGACGACTACGACGACGTCCTCGCCTGCGACGTGCTGGTCGCGTTCACCGAGCAGCCGCGGTCGGGCAACTCGCGCGGTGGCCGGCACGTCGAGCTGGGCATCGCGCTCGGGCTCGGCAAGCCGGTCGTTGTGATCGGCCCGCGGGAGAACGTCTTCTGCTGGCTGCCGCAGGTCCGCCATTACGAGACGTGGCACGACTTCCTGACCGTCGTCGACCGGCTGGCCGAGTCGGTGAAGCAGTCGTGACCTGGTTGTGGGCCCGGCTCCGCTGTTGGCGTACGGGTCATGACTGGTACCTGATGACCACTGATGACCGGGTTGCTGGTTGTCATCGGTGTGTGAAGCAGTCGTATGGGGCTGCTGCGGTAGCGGCGGTGGTCTCTGGTGGCTGAGCTACGGGAGGTCATCGCGGCGGCCATCGGTGACCCCGGCTCCGTTCTGCCTTCCTACAGCCAGAGCGCTGGGGAGCCCTACGAGACGGTGACGGGATGGATCGCCCGCGCCGTTGTCGCTGCTCTTGAAGCCGCAGGCTACGTACTACTCCGGCCCGGAGGAGAGGTCAGCGTTTCGCACGAGTGCATGTACTCGCGGACCTATGACGCCGCCTCGATGGCGCTGGATGAGCTGCTGGGCACCGAGGGGAGCGACGGCTGCGGCCAGGGCCTCGTTGCTGAGATCTGGCATTTGGCCCGTCGTTGCGAGCACTTCGAGGGCGACGCGGATGCGATGCCACCGGTTGTTCCCGTGTCTACACAGGAGCCCTCCGATGTCGATTAGGACCCGTACCTGCTTCACGGTGGTCTGCGACTCGTGCGGGCATGACATCGAGGTCGACGCCGATGGCGTGAACCTTCACTACGAGGACCCGGGTGAGGCCCGCACCGCGATTCGTGAGGCGGAGGTTGGCGGTTCGTCACCGGACGGCGACTTCTGCTCTCGCTGCGCACCGAAGCCTCACGCCTTCGTCGCGGATAACAGGTTCTTCGCCATCGACGAGTGCGCCCGTTGCGGTGATCTCGAAGAAGACCACGCACCAGTGGAGGTCTCTGGTGGCTGACGGAGCGGCTGAGCGGGAGCTGAAGGGCCTTTACGACCAGGTCCCTGACGTCGGCTGTAAGGGCTTGTGTGCGGAGTCCTGTGGGTCGGTGGCGATGGCTCCGGTGGAGCAGCGCCGGATCGCCGGGTATGGCGTGAGGTTGCCGTTGATGGCGGCGTTCACCGACTCGTGTCCGGCGCTGGTGGCCGGCCGGTGCTCGGTCTACGAGGTCCGTCCGATGGTGTGCCGTCTGTGGGGTGCGGTGGAGGGCATGCCGTGCCCGTACGGCTGCGCTCCGGCGGGCGGTCTCCTGGCTGATGTGGACGGCCAGCGGCTATTGGGTCGGGTCAGTGTGATTTCCCGCCGCTCGCGCGTTCAGGAGGTCTCTGGTGGCTGACGTCGCTGTCCCTATGAGTTGCGCCGCGCGTCCGCTCGTCGGCGGCTTGGTCGCGCCGTTCGTGAACATCCGGCTCGCTGACGGGGGAGTGGACTTCCGGACTCCGCATCAGGCGACGTATGAGCGTTGCTGGCGGAAGGGGCTGTGCCAGACGTGCGGGAATCCGCTCGGGCCGTTGTCGGTGCTGCTGGGCGGGCCGCGTCAGGTCCGTACGCGGCGCTTCGATGAGCCTCCACTGTGCCCGCCGTGCGCCGTGTACGCGTCGCGGGCGTGTCCGATGGTGGCGGGCAGGCTGGCGCGCTACGCCGCCCGGGAGCGGCTCGCTGAGGGCCGCCGCGGCCATGTGTGTCCGGCGGCCGGCTGCGATTGTGGCGGGTTCGTCGACTCCGATCCGAACGCGTACGACGCCTCCGGTGATCCGGCGCACGAGTGGTACGCGCTGTACGTGCGCACCGACGGGTGGCAGTTGACGGTCCACGAGGTGGAGGTGCCCTGCTCGGACCGGGGCTGTCTGCACAAGCGGCTGCTCGTCAACGGCTGCCAGTTGGTGCAGGCGCCTCGGAAGGTGGTGCTCGTGTCGTCGCCGGTCGAGGGTCGGGTCTGGCGGCGACTGACGGCTGAGGAGGTCGAATTCCTCGGTCCTCCTGTCGCTGAGAACTTGATCTGACCTGCACATACACGTATTCCGGCGCGGCCACTTTCGGGTGTCCGCGCCGAGGCTTGGCACCGAAGACCATCAACGAGGAGGGCTGGCAACGCATGTCGACCGGCGAACCAACGAAGGGGCTGAAGTGGAGGGTCACCAAGGCCGTCCGGGCGTCGAAGCTGCCTTCGTCGGCGAAGTTGGTCATGTTCGTGCTGGCTGATGTCGCTACGGCGGGTACGGCGGAGATTCCTCCTCATAGGACTCCGTCGTTGACTGTGTTGGCCGACGAGACCGGCCTGGGGCGTTCGACGGTGGCCGAGCATCTGCGGGCGCTGGAGGCTGGTGGGTGGGTTGTTCGGGTGCGGCCGACGACGGCCGAGGCGCTTGGTCGGGGTGAGCGGACTCGCTATCAACTCCGGGTGCCGGAATCGATGGCCGCCGCGGCGTCGGAGCTAGTCCAGGAGCTGGACCAGGAGGACCAGGAACCTAGTGCGGTGGCTGGACTACCTAGTGCGGGAGATGGACTACCTAGTGCAGATGCTGGACCACCTAGTGCGGTGGCTGGACACAGATACAGATCTTCTTCAGATAAGAACCAGATAGAAGAACAAACCCTTACGTCGGAAGCCGAACCTTCCGACCCCGCCCGCCCAGACGTCGAGAAGATCTGCCAGCACCTAGCCGACCGAATCGTGGCCAACGGCTCGAAGCGACCGACGATCACCAAGAAGTGGCGCGACGAGGGACGGCGGCTCATCGACCTGGACGGCAAGACCGTCGAGCAGGTCATCCGGGCAATCGACTGGTGCCAAAACCATCACTTCTGGCGCGCCAACGTCATGTCGATGCCGAAGCTGCGCAAGAACTACGACCGCCTACGGCTCGAGGCGCAGGGCAAGGCGCCAGCGACCAACGGCCGCTCGCACTCCACGAACCGCCACATCGACCAACTCCCGCCCGAAGAGCGGGCAGCCCGTAACCCGTTCACCAGCGCGGTGCACGCCAGCAAGATCGCCGCCGGAGGTCCCTCATGAACACGCCCCTGACCCTCGCACCCCAGCTCGCCTCCTGGCGCGCCCTCGTCGCCACCGTCGACGCGACCGGCGCAACAGAACTCCTGCTCGAGGCCGACCGCGCCGAACTCGCGGCGATCCGCGCGCGGCAGGCAGCGAACCGTTCGGCGATCTACGCCAAGCACCGGCCCTCGAGGTACGCCACCGCCTCGTACGAGACCCTGCGCCCCAACCAGGACCCGAAGGGCATGGTCAGCTCGTGGCGGCTCCGCGGCCCCCGCGCCCTGGTCGTCGCCGGCCCGGCCCGCACGGGCAAGACGACGGCCGCGTACGCGATCGCGAACGACGCTCACGCCCAGGGCGAGTGGGTCATGGTGTGGACCGCGGCCGACCTGTCCGCGTCGCTGAAGCCGGACGGGGAGCCGCTGGCGTTCAACTACGCCACCGACTGCGACCTGCTCGTCCTGGACGACCTCGGCCGCGAGCGCGTCACCGACTGGTGGCTCGAGCAGCTCCAGCGCATCGTCGACAACCGCTGCGCCAACGAACGCCGGATGGTCGTCACGACCAACAGCGGGTCCACCGCCGAGGCGGCGTACGAGGAACTCGTCGCGCGGTACGGGGACCCGATCGTCGAGCGGCTCATCGACGACGGCGGCGCGGTAGTCCTCGACGGGCCCGCCGTACGGAAGGTGGTCACCGAATGGTGAGCGAGCGGTACTGCGTCGACTCTGGCCGGCCGGTGCACATGATCCCCGGCGATCGCTGCCTGATGCACGGCGCGGAACTGACGATGTGCACCACCGCGGTACGGACGGCCCGGTGCGCGCATCCGTACCGGTCGCCGAATCATCCGACTCCGACGTGCTCGGAGTGCGGCAAGACGATCGAGGAGGGATGACCAGCATGGACGGGATGACACCTGAGCTACCGGAAATCCGTGACGAATGGGTGGAAGCCCTTGCCCAACATCGGTGGGCTTTGGAAATGCCGGCGAATCCGACCGGGAGGGACCAGGCGGAACGGTATGCGGAGGGTGTCGAGTACTGGGCTCTGCAGACCGGCTACTGGCGTGACAGGTACCTCGGGAGAGCCCGCGCGGACATCGAGTTCATCGCGCCGCTGATGTGGCCGGAGGCGTACCGAGCTGGCCGAGAGGACGCAGCCCGAAACGTTGAGGCGGGTGGCGCTTATCGGGTTGTCGAGGTGTGTCGGTACCGGCGGAGCTTCGGTTCGACGGTCTGCGCCGAGCACGTCTGCGTGTCGGAGGCCGGTCATGGCTATCCGTGGCATCGGTGCTCTTGTGGGGCGATGTACCGCGACGACGCTAGGCAAATTGACCTAGGACGATCTAGCGGGTGTGGTCAGGAGAACACTCCATGACCACCGAGCGCCACGCGAGCAGCGTCTTCGTCCAGTGGAAGGGCACCGACGTATGCCTGGATCTCCACTGCCGGTGCGGCCATGACGGGCACTTCGACGGGGACTTCGCGTACTTCCTGCGCTGCGTGGCCTGCGGTCGGGTGTACGAGATGCCGCACACCTTCTTCCTCGTCGAGGTAAGCGAGGACAGGGCCGGGGTCATCCAGGAGCCGATCGGCGAGCCACATCCGCACCGCGATGGCGGACCGGCGGTTGTGGAAGTCAACGACACCTGGGCATTGCCGGAGCAGCCGTGACCACTGACTGCGAGCAGTGCTCGCGCCCACTCCCAGATCAGGCGTACGTGTGCTCGACCTGCGCCGGCTTGCTCCGGGTGGACCTGCTCCGGATCGTCGACTTGGCCGGCGAGGTGGAGACCGCGATCGTGAAGTTGACCCGCTACGGCTCGGGTGGCCGATCGGGTGAACGCCCGGTGCCGTTCGACGAGAAGGCAGTCGAGCGGGCCGCCATGGTGGGAAACACGGTCGCGACGTGGGCCAGGCATGTCGCGGAGTCGAGGGGTCGCCGGCTGCCGGAGTGGACGAGGGTCCAGGGTCCGTTGTGCCGCCTGGGTATGGCGTTGCCGCTGCTGGACCGGTCCCGGCCGAGCTGTGCGCACGGGAGCTGCGCGGACATCCGCCGGCGTGGCCGGGCGATCGGCGTTGCTCTCGCTGCGGACTGGCTCGTCGAGCAGGTGGAGTGGCTGCGTCACCAGCCGGAAGCGGCGGAGGCGTTCGGGGAGCTACGGGACGCGTCGAGGGACCTTCAGCGACTGGTGGACCGTCCGGTGTCCCGCTGGTACGCCGGGCCCTGCTGGGAGCCGATCGGCGGCGTCGACGAGGACGGCGAGCAGTTGCGGTGCCAGACGGTACTGACCGCGGCGCCGGGCGCGACGAAGGTCCGGTGCCGGGAGTGCGGCACCGAGTACGACGCGAAGGCCCGCAAGCAGTGGTTGCTCGACGAGGCACGCGGCGCCCTGGTCCACGCCGAGCTGATGGCCCGGGCGCTGACCGCTCTGGGCATCGAGGACGTGACCGCGGCCAGGGTCCGTGGGATGGCGCGGCATGGCCGGCTGATGGCCAAGGGATCGAACGCGGCAGGAGACCCGACGTACCGGGTAGGTGACGTGCTCGACGTGATCGAGGAGCAGGAGGCGGCCGAGCGGGCGAGGGTGGCCAGGCGGGAAGCCAAGGCGCAGCGACGAGCAGACAGGACGGCAGGAGCGGCGTGATGGACTGGAGACTGACCGAGGATCCGTGGGTGACTCTTGGTCGCTGCAACGCCGAGGTCGCGCGGGGCATCGTGCACACCGAGGATTGGCGCACCGAGATGGCGAACCTTCAGCGGCAGTTCAACGAGGAGCAGCGCGACAAGCTGATCGAGCAGGGTATGACGGATCGCGGCGACGGTATGTGGATGGCCGCAACGAAGCCGAGGCGCTGGTGGCACCAACTACCGGGACTGCGGTAGTGCGCGGCGGCCGGCTGCCGGATCCAGGGATGGGTGCTGTCTGCGCCAGGTGTGGCGAGCCACGCGAGGCGCACGGTGGCGGTCGTCATCTCGGTCGGTGTCCCGATCAGAGCGGACTGCGTGCCCGCAGATTCCAGTTGCGCAGTGAGGACAAGGTCAGGCCGGATGACCGGTGCTCGTGACCTGCTACGACGCGCCCACGTCAACCATGCTTGACACGAAGGTGATCAGTCCGCACGATAGAAGCGCAGCAGGCGAGGTGTACCCGGAACCAGGGGCGCCTCGCCTTTGGCGTACCTGGAGCTGAGTGGCATGGTCAGGCTGGCACTCACGCATGACTGGAGTGAACGCAAGCGACGTGCCGCCGTGGTGCGGGCGTGGCGGGCTGAGTACGGGGACTGGTGCCCGGGCTATCGGTGCCCCGCCCACCCGTCGGGGGATCTGACCGCCGACCACCTGGCACCGGTGGGTGCGGGTGGCGCGGAGGATGGCCCGCTGTCGGTGCTGTGTCGTAGCTGTAACAGTCGCAAGCGCGATGGACGACTAGATCATGTCGTTGTGCGTAGTCGCAGATGGTGACCATCGCTATGCGTTACACCACTGGTGATGACGGAGGGTGGGGGGCCGGGTGACCATCGAAGATCAAGAGGTCTATCGAC